GCTGAAATCAACCGTGAAGTTGTTCGCACGATCTACGCATCTGCTAACGTAGGTGTAACGGGTGTTTCCTCTGCAACGTTCAACCTGTCTTCGGCTTCCGATACTTCGGGTCGTTGGGCTGTTGAAAAGTTCAAGGGTCTGCTCTTCGCAGTAGAAAAGGCATCTAACAAGATCGCTAAGGACACTCGTCGTGGTAAGGGTAACATCCTTATCGTTTCGACGGACGTTGCTTCCGCTCTTGCTATGACCGGTCTGCTTGACTACCAGAGCGCGTTGACCAACAACACGAATCTGGCTGTTGACGACACTGGCAACACCTTCGCAGGTACGCTGTTCGGTCGCATCAAGGTCTACGTTGATCCGTATTCGGTTTCCGGTGCTGATTACGTAGTCGTTGGCTACCGTGGCAACACCCCATATGACGCAGGTATTTTCTACTGCCCATATGTTCCGCTCCAGATGGTACGTGCTATCGACCCTGACACCTTCCAGCCAAAGATTGGCTTCAAGACTCGTTACGGTCTGGTTGCAAACCCATTTGCGAACTCGCAGCAGGGTGCTGACACTACGGTTAGCGGCGATATCGGAAACGGAACCAACACTTACTACCGTAAGTTCCACGTTCTGAATCTGATCGGCTAATAACTAAAACTACAACGATCAGTGTAGTACGATTGGGGGAGTCTTCGGACTCCCCCTTTTTTATACCTCACTACTGTACTGAGGTATGGGGTTTTTGTGAGGTATAAATAAGAGACTACCTATAGGAGTCTTCAATGGCAGCAATAACACGTAATCCGGCGAATCGTGACATTCTTCAAACTACTAAATTTCGATTGAACTTTACGCGAGTTCCCGGTCTAACATACTTCTGCCAGACAGCAACGCTTCCCGGCATCAGTCTGACAGAGATTCCCCGCAATACGCCTTTTGTAGACCTATACGTTCCGGGTGAAAAGGCAATTTATGACGTATTCAATGCCACGTTCCTGATTGCCGAGGACTTGGAAGATTGGAAGCAGATTCATGATTGGATTCGCGGCATGACCTTCCCGAAAGACTTCAAGGAATATGCTGACCTGTCCAAACAATCCGCTGAGTCATATTACAGAAAACAGGCTGGTGTTCCTGTTCAGTATGCGGACGGTATTCTTACCGTGTACTCCAATAAGAATAATCCAGCAATTAGAATTACATTCAAGGACATGTTTCCAACGCAGTTAGGTGGAATTCAATTTAGTTCTTTGGACTCCGCAGAGAACATTCCAACCGCTGATGTTTCGTTCAGATATTCGTATTACGACATTGAAAAACTTTGATTTTGGGGTTGTATTCTGGTATAATTGATATGAGTGATCTTGGAGATTTGTTATGGCAATGGTGACACTTGAAGAACTGATGGATCAGTGGGAGCGCGACACAAAGGTTGACTCCACGGAACCCGGAAAAGAAATTCTGCGCGTTCCTATCCTTCACAACAAATATCTCAAAATTCTGTCTCAGCATAATCTTGCTTTGAAGAAAGCGCAGATGGATTTGTCCAAGATGCGCAAGACAAAGTGGATGTACTATAATGGTAAGCTGACTCAGGAAGAATTGCAGCAATATGGATGGGAGCCGTTTCCATTCACACTAAAGGCAGACCTTGGAACTTACATGGATGCGGACGATGATCTTCAACGTCTGAAAGCGAAGACATACATTCATGAGGAATGTGTGGCATTTGCTACCAGTGTTCTCAAAGAACTGAACAATCGCACATGGCAGTTGCGTTCGTTCATGGATTGGGAAAAGTTCATTATGGGTCAGAACTAATGTATGGTCGTAATCGAACAGGTTGATAATGTATGGGCTAGAGTCCAGACTGAACCGGGAATCGCACAGGAATTATCCGATTTCTTTACGTTCAGTGTGCCTAGTGCCAAGTTTTCCCCTGCGTTTAGAGCTAAGAAGTGGGATGGAAAGATACGCCTGTTCTCCCTGCGCACGTATAAAATCTATGCAGGACTGATTGACTACGTAAAGCACTTTTGCAAGGTCAACGGATATGACTGTAAGGTCATTCGCAAAGGTGAGCAGAATAACCTAAAATACGCAATACCGAAAACCCTAAAAATCGTCCCGCACGATTATCAGGAAAAGGCTCTTGTCTGGTCGCTACTGAAGAAACGCGGCATTGTGGTATCACCTACCGCATCCGGCAAATCACTTATCATCTATCTGCTTTCGCGCAATCTGTTTGCGCTAGGTAAGAAGCAGGGTTTGCTCATTGTTCCAACTACGTCGCTAGTTGAGCAGATGTATTCGGATATGAAAGACTACGGTTGGGACGTAGAGAAGTATTGTCAGAGAGTCTATTACGATTCCGGTGATACTCGCGAGCCAAATAAGCCGTTAGTGATCAGCACATGGCAATCAATTTACATGATGCCGAAGAAATATTTCAAGCAGTTTGACTTTGTGATTGGTGATGAAGCCCACCAATTCAAAGCGGATTCTCTGAAACGTATCATGAAGAATTTGGTGAACTGTGAGTACCGTATTGGAACTACGGGAACTTTGAACCCCGAAAAGGTTCATAGATTAGTATTGGAAGGCTTGTTTGGTCCTGCGAAGAAATTTGTCAGCACCAAGGAACTTATAGACCGCAAAAAGCTAGCAAAGTTCAATGTAAAGTGTGTCGTTCTGAAATATGACGATAAGACCACTAAGAAAATGGCTGGCGCGGATTATCAGTCAGAACTGGATTTCATTATCTCCCATGATGGGAGAAATCGGTTTCTGCGCAATCTCGCAAACAGTATAGAGGGTAACTCGTTGTTCCTATATACTTATGTAGAGAAGCATGGCAGACCACTTTGGAATTTGTTCAGTGATACCATTACCGATAGAAGAATTTTCTTTGTCTGTGGTAAGACCGCAGTCGAGGAACGGGAAGAAATACGTGTTTTGACGGAGCAAGAAGACAATGCCATTATTATCGCTTCATACGGAACTTTTTCCACTGGAATCAACATTCGCAATCTGCATAATGTTATATTTACTAGCCCAACCAAGAGTAAGATACGAACTCTACAATCTATCGGAAGAGGACTTAGGTTGGGAGATAACAAGGAAGAAGCCACCCTATATGATATCGCAGACGATCTTCGCAGAGGACAATACGTGAACTACACACTCAAACACTTCGAAGAACGAGTAAAGATGTATAGCGAAGAGAAGTTCCCATTCAAGATAGTCAACGTAAGGATAAAATGATGCATCAGCCAGTAGACCCGAAAGACGATTCACTTGTTCCGCGCCTTTACAAACTAATGACAGGCGAGGATATTGTTGCTTACGAACTTTTGGAAGACGAAGAGAGTTACGAGCTTCAGCGTCCGCTGTCTATCTCTATAGACAATAATGTTATTCTCGGCAAGGCATTCATGCATGTGCGCGAATGGATTCCACCCATTGCCGCTAAAGGGGATACTCTGGTTCTAAGCAAGAAGATGGTCATGCTGACCATGGAATGTAACGAGGAATTCATCAAGGAGTTCAAGGAACTCTCAGATTACTTTTATTTAACTCAGCCTTTGCAGATGAAAGAAGATGCCAAGAAGGAAAGAAAGGAAGCTGAGAAAGAGGATCGTAAGGTGATTCCGTTTTTGATTCGCGATGATTCGGGAGAGGTTCATTGATCCTTTCTTATAAATGTTTTATATTTCTCTTCCCTTCGCTACACGCTCATTATACTGCTAATTTATGAAATACGCAAGGATGTTTTGATATGGCTAAAAACAATTACATTGATAATAAGAAATTCCTAAAGGAAATGGTAGCTTACAAAAAGCTCGTCCGTGAAGCGAAGCGTCGTGGCGACGATAAACCGCGCATTCCAGAATACGTGGGTGAATGCTTCATGAAGATCGCTGAAAACCTATCGCATAAGCCTAATTTCTTGTCCTACACGTTTCGGGATGAAATGATTAGTGACGCGATTGAAAACTGTGTCATGTATGCGGATAACTTTAATCCAGCAAAATCCAAAAATCCCTTTGCATATTTCACCCAAATAGTGTATTATGCTTTCTTGAGGCGTATTCAACGCGAAAAGAAGCAACTGTACGTTAAGTATAAGTCTACTGAGATGTATGGTGTGCTTGACGAGTTTGGACAGCAGGTTGACGAAAACGGCAACCATCGTCAGTACGAGCAGTACGATAATATTGGCGAGTTCATTCAGAACTTCGAAGAGTCTCGCGCCAAGAAGAAAGCGAAAGCCAAGTCGAAGCGTGGCGTTGACAAGTTTGTAGAGGACTAAATGAAATTAGCTATATTAGGTGATACGCATTTCGGAATGCGTAATGATAGTCTTGCTTTTCATGCGGTATATAGAAAATTTTACGAAGAGACATTTTTCCCCTATCTGGAAGAGCATGGCATCGACCATGTGATTCAGTTGGGGGATTTGTTTGATCGTCGCAAGTATATCAATTTCAACACACTGAATCTCTGTCGCGAGTATTTCTTTGATCCGCTGCGCGACAAGGGCATCGTCATGACCACCATACTCGGTAATCATGACATATACTACAAGAATACGCTGGACGTAAACTCTACGTCTATGCTACTCAAAGAATACGACAACATTCACGTTATCAAGGAACCGGTAGAGGTTGACTTCGGCAACGGTGCGAAGTTTGATTTGATTCCGTGGATATGTGAACAGAACGAAGACCAGATAATCAAGTTCATCGAAAAGTCGAAGAACCCATATTGTATTGGTCACTTTGAACTGTCGGGATTCGAAATGGATCGCGGCAACATATGTTGGGGTGGTTGGGATGCTTCGCGTTTATCAAACTACGAATTGGTCATTAGTGGTCACTTTCACCACAAATCCAAGAATCAGAATATTCTATACGCCGGAACTCCCGGCGAAATAACATGGGCAGACTATGGCGACGAGCGTGGATTCCACACGTTCGATACCAAGACGCATGAAGTCGAGTTTATTAAGAATCCGAATCGCATCTTTCTCAAGATCAAGTACGATGATGAAAACCTGTATTATGATACGGTAACGAAAGCAGACTACTCCAAGTATGCGGGTAAGTATGTCAAGGTAATCGTAGCGCGAAAGGAAAATGAATTCCTGTTCGAACAGTTCATCGACTCACTCAATAGAGTCAATCCTCTTGATGTTCAGATCATCGAAAACTTTGGTGAAGACTTTGAACTTCTGGACGAGGAACTTGACGAGGCTGAAGATACCGTAACGATCATAGAGAAGGTTGTTGACGGATTGGAAATGAATGTGGATAAGGCTAAACTGAAATCCCTACTACGTGAAATTTACACTGAGGCACTGGCAGCAGAATGATTGTCTTTCATACCATACGGTGGAAGAATTTTCTTGCCACCGGCAATCACTTTACCGAAATCAAACTTGATGGATTCCCCGATACGC